CCCGTCATTGTACTCATTGCACTCTCCTGTGAAGCTGTCTTTGGTAAAAACTCAAGGCCCCTGGGGGACTGGGACTTCTGCTCGGTGGCACCCGCATCCGGGGTGATAGGTAGTCCCGTATTCACGCGCGAGTAGGTTGTTCGTCCACCGAGTCCAGAAGGGCCTTTTTGACCTGGAGCCGGCTTGTTTTCAATCGCGGGTTGGGGAACAGGAGCCTGGCGTGCAGTCGCAGTACTCGGATCAGGAGTACCCGACCCAACTGCATCTGCAAACTTCGCACGCCAGCTCGTGTTCATGACTCCCTAGACCTTTGACCAATCAACGGGATACTTGGCGGCTTCGAGCAGTTCCAGCGAGCGGATATTGAGTGCACGTTCGTAGTCGCCGGTGCCCACCACAGAGGCCGTCTTGTTCATATCGGGGACGCCGAGCGTGAGAATCGCATTCAGTCGTTGCGTGACTTCCGGCACCTGAATGCCGGCTTGGCTTGCAAGCTTGACAGCATTGCGCGCGGCTTGAACGTCGAACGCGGAGGCTTCCTTCTTGGCGGCAGGCTTCGCATTCGCGGCGAACTCCGGAGGAACGCCCTTCTTCTTCGGTGCAGCCACTTCCGCGGCAATCTTGGTGCGTTCATCGGTGAAGGAGTGTGCCATCACGCGACCGAGGTAGTCGGCTTCCGCAACCTTCTGTTGCCATTGGTGCATCGCGGCGAATTGAGCCTGAGCCTCTTTCTTTTCCTCAGCCTCCTCTTTCTTTTCCTCGCCCTCGGCCTCCTCTTCCTCGCCCTCGACCTTTTTCTTTTCGCCTTCGGCTTCTTCTTCTTCGCCTTCGGCCTCTTCTTCGGCGGCTCCGCCCTCTTCCGCGAGTTTGGCATTCCATGTGGTCCAAAGTTCTGCGCGCTGTCGTGCAGTCAGGGCCGTCAAGTCGATGCCTTGGTCGCTGGCAACCTTCGCGAACAGTTCAAGGTGAGCGATTTTGGTTTGTTCTTTTTGCACTTGATCGCCAAAACCGTGAGTGTTGTACATCGCAGCAAGCGTGGGATTCATTCCTGACATTTATTTGTTCTCCATGTGAGTGTTCGGTCAGTTCACGTGTTCCTCGAAGGGGTTCGCCCCTCTCCACGCTGGCTCTTCGCCTTTGAGTAGGTTGTAGCAGTCTACACGATACATCCACAAACCTCGTTTTTGAAAGCATCACGCAGATAGCAGTAGGACAGTGAAGTAAATACTTCGGAGGGAGAGGCGGATGCAACCTTCTGAAGATCAAAGTCTTTGGAGGTGGCAACCTTCTGAATCAGTACTTGACTATAGGGGGCCATATCTAAGAGCTGTTCTCGATAGCCGTTGTACGCAGCACCAATCTTACGGAGTAGTTCCGAGGAATGGGTAGAACCCTTCGGGTCTACATCTCCAGAATCAGAACTGATAATTGTCACGCGCCGTTCAATTGCCGGAGCCAATGCAGTCCGTTCTTGAAACAGCGGCATCAACATACGTGCAAGTGCGGGAAGAAAAGAGGTGAAGCCCATGTCACAAGGTGTGGATTCTTCAACCTGCGGGAATGTGATGTTCTTGTCCTCAAGTGCGTCCGCCAAAGGCGCCTGCCCACCCCGAATCAGAATGATTCGTTGGAACTCTCGGGGACGAAGAACCATCCCCAGACCGCTTGTTGTACTGAGGGCATTGGACAAAGGGACGGAGGACAGTGCATGGAGCATGTCGCTTGATAGGTCTGGCTCGTTCTTCGTCATCAGCGGAATGGCCTTGGCAGCATCGGGAATCGAACTGACTTCCTTGTCTATTTCCGCGCTCTTGTCCTTCGCATCTTTTCCGAGGAAGGCCGTCTTCAGAATGTCATCTGAAATGGACGCCGTCTTCTGGATTCCTTCCCACCAAGGAGCTGTCGAAACAGCGACTTGCACAGACGCAGTCTTCTCCGGACCCACTGGTTCATTCTTCGAGATGTGCACCAGTACCTTCGCCGTTCGGTCGGCTCCGATGAAGACGAAGCTGATGTCGAAGAATCGCGGGTAGTCGTTGTACACAAACACCTTTCTTCCGTCGGGAAGAATTCGGTTCATGTACTTCAGACAGTACTCATCGTAGTCATCGCGCGTGATAGACAGTCCCGTAATGGGATCCTTCTTATGGTATTCAAGGATGGCCTGTCCTGGAGACGCGTGCCTCTTTGAGTCATACGTCGCCTTTGCCTTGTTGTACTTGTCCCAGTCGAGCGTAATGGAGCTGGTATCAAAGGGGACGCGGGAACCCATTGAAACATCTGGAAACATTCCAGCCGTCAACTTATCCCAGACGGGCGTACCCCCGAACTCGAGACACTTGTCGTAGTCAACGCGCACGACCAATTCGACCCGCTTCATCTGGTCGTTCCAGATGGCGAGCTCCACTTCGCCGTAGGCCCGACTTGGATCCTTGTTCTTATGGTGGGCGAACGGGTGTGCGCTATAGAAAGACGGAAACCCGTAGGGCCAATTAGCCGAAAGAGGTCGATCTACAATCGGATTGTCCGTCCATCCCGGCGGGCAGTGAATCAACCCCTCTTCGGGAAAATGATCGCCGTTTATATTCGAACCGTAATACTCTCCGGCACCCAAAGCATTTACGAGAACGTATTGCGAGCCCTGACGTCGACGAAGGCTCGAGATATAGTTGGAAACCGCGGGGAGAAGCCCAGCACCCGCCGTCTTCTCAAACTCACGGTCCGTTTTCTTGGAGCCAAAGAGAGGGATCGCGGTGTACCCAAGCTCGTTTCGATTGAGAAAGGTACTGACTTTGAGCATGATGCTTTACGGGCTGTGTTTCTGCCATTGGGGGGCGAGTTCGTCTAACTTCTTCTCCAGCTCAAGGCCATGAACAGTCTGAGCCAGACCTGAATATGGATCGGACGGTTTGAGCGCGTTTGAAGCGAGGTCTTTGCCGACACTCGGTGCCATTGATTGCATTGCACGGGAGAGCACGCCCTGATCGGGCTGCTTCATGCTTTCTCGACGGGCTTCCACGACATGCTTTCCCGCACCTTCGGGGTTGCCCACCATTTGGTGCATGTACGCACTGGCCACAAGTGGGTCGGCCGCGAACTCGGGAGACATTCGGTGAAGAGAGTCGAACATCATCTTCGCCTTCTTTGGGTTCTGCTCGTGAAACTGGCGGACATCGTCTGAGCTGTTTTCGAGCATAGCGTTGTACCGAGAGTTCTTCATCGCGCTGTTGTACAAGTGGCTTGCAATGACGGGAGCGCCTGCGAGGGCCAAACCCGCGCCCACGCTGATGGCTCCGTGTTGAAGGGCGTCCTTCCAGTCCGCGGTCTTGGCCATAAAGTATTCATCGATTGGATTCATCGCACCACCTCACCATAGTGTTGATTGACCGAACGCTCAAAGTGAACGAGCTGCTCGATGCCTTCCAAAATCTCTTGTTGTGCGGCACGAAGATGCGCAATCTTCGTCAGCGTTTCCTGGTAGGCATCGAAGGTCACAACCAGTGGGTGCTTGTCGTTGACGACGACGTTTCGACTTGCAGTCTTTTCAAAGGAGGCGCCGAGTTTGTCCCACGAGGAAAAGACTTCCTGTTGAAGTCGTGGACCCATGTACGCGAAAGCAGCCTTTACCATTTCCGGGTCTGTCGCCTTTGTCAACTGCCAAGCCTGCACGATCTCTCCGAGGGACACACCCGAAAGCGACGCCTGCTTGACGCTGTTGTACATCTCCTCTGAAATTGAAAGAAGATCCACTTCCAGCTCACCGATTTGTGATGTGATGTTGTCCCGGGCTGTTGCCAACTTGTCGCGCATCTCGTGCACGTCGCTCATGGGGTGTGCAAACGGAATAGGTGCCGCTTGTTTGTCCACCGCGAACGCCTCCGCGAGTACGTCGTCCGAACGACTTTGTGCAGAGGCAGTCTTGGCCATACCACCCCGAGAAGCCGTTTTGACGTTCGGCGTGTGCGAGTAGTCAAGGTTTCCGCGGTCAAATACGGTTCCCCCACCGCCATCATTGAGGTCTTGAAGAACCGTGTTGTACTCCGCGGGCCCGCCCTCGAAGACCACATACTTATTTGCCTCGCCCTCTTTTTTGAACTCCGTGAGGAAGGCGTCCGTGTTTGCGAATTCCACAACCCGCTTCACCTGTTCTGGAGAAAGGCCCGCGGTCTTGATGGTCTGAACCACCGCTTCACTGAGTGTGCTGCAAACCCCCGAGGAGTACAGATTCGAGGCATGCTTTCCGAACGTTTCGAGTTCTTCTCCGCTCACGCTTCGCGCGGAGGATTGTTGTAGGAGCGTCTGCGGAGGGAGGTCGTATTGGCTCATGGTTTATACCTAGAAGTAACATGGTCGCAGAAAACATAGGAAGAAACGAAGCGCTCATCTTCGTTGAAGAAGCCGCCGTCGTTCTGGGCGTCTCACGTCGCTTAGTCTATCGCTGGCTACGTGAAGGGACACTACGACGACGTTCTGGAACGGGCATGCGAGCGAAGTTATCCGCCGATGAAGTGCAGGCTTTTCACGAGGCCCGGCTGCACCCCACAACGGTCGCTGGCCTGCAAAGGGAACTTCTCGCCGAACGAATTCGACGAGAGGCCCTTGAACGTCGGATAGAACGAATGGAGCGCCTTCTTCTTTTGCAAACCCCTATCATTGGGGACGACAAGGCGGGATTGATAGACCTTACCCAACGTGCCTGCTACGCGCTGAAGGAACCACCCACAGAGGTTTTGGAGATCACCGAGTGGTGCTCCATCTTTCTCAGCCTGCAAGAAGAGACGTTCCACCTGATTGAAGTCTATACCGACAATCCCGAGCCTTGGGCCCCCTTCCTCGTCTTGGCGGAGAAGATATACGAAGACTGCCGAAGACGCCTCTACGATCCAGAGATCAAAGCCATCTATGCAGAGTTGTCTGCTGCGCGTAGAACGCTTCGACAGGTAGTGTTCTTCATGGTTGCTCGAACGCGTAACGAGGTTCGCGCCCGAGGCGTCGTCCCGGAGATGGAAACGGACGTCATCCGCAGAATCAATAAGCATGTTCGATCCTAACCTTGCCAGGTTGTGCCCCTATAGGGAGAAATCGGTTTGCCTTCGGCACTTTCTTGCGAAGGCGAGATGATGTCGGGACGTCGAATGACAAGCATCGACGCGAGCCAGCAAAACACAAAAGCATGAAACGTATCGTCTGGGCAACCTGCTTTGTGGTCGTACATAATCATGCGCAAGGTTTCGTTGTACTCGCTGTAGATATTCGTGAAGTCTTCGGCGAACGGTTTTCGGAACTCCTCCCACTTAGGAAACTCCACCTTCCCGCGCTTGATGGCATCAAAGATGGCGCTCATCACCTCTGTGCGGTGCGCCTTCCACCGAAGCATCTTGGAATCGAAGACCACCTTCTTGTTGATGCGTGCCATGTATTGGAACATTTGCATTCGCTGTGCGCCGAAGGCGCGCGTGAGGTGGTGATTGAGCCCAAAGCCAAACCCATAGTCGGCCCCGATCATCTTCACGTTGAACCGGTGCCCCATCTCAATAATCTTAGGAATGCACACCCCGGGGTCTGCTTCTTCACCGACAAAGCGGTGCGCGTACACCATTCTGAATCGGCTTTCCACGTACGTGCATATCACCAATACGGTGTACGCGTTATCCCCAGAACCCCAGTCAATGCCGAAAAAGAAGGGTTCAATGAGCGACTTGTTCTGAATAGAGTCGATGTCCCCTATGGAGTGCGTTCCGCACTGAGCGCGCACCTGCGCCTGCGTAATAGGGCGAGTTCCGGACTCGTAAGAAATGCCCAAGCATTCGTTCATAAACCGGGCGCGCGGATAGTTCTCGTAGTCACGCAGGACTTCATCCCAGTTGTGAATCTTCCACGGAACCATCAACTGCGGAATGCGATAGCTCTCCCAAGGAACCTTGATGCAATCCACATCCTGATCGACCATAGCCGCCCATTCGCAATGCTCACTCTGTGGATTGATACCCTTCCCGCATCGACTACAGATTGGTCCCTTCTTGCCGATGTTCTTTTCGCCCAAGTTGTTCCAGTATCCACAGCCTTCGCAAGGAACCATCCACTCTCCTTGCGTACTTCTGTTCGATCGGTACTCCTCAATGATGTTGTCTAAACTCTTGGGTGTTCCCGAATATACAAACCGCTTCAACTGGTCAGGGGCGTGAGACGTACACTGCTCGATAACGGGAATGTTGTCTCGAAGAATGTCCTGCACTTCATCGATGTACAACTGTGAAGCGGGAATCCCGCGCGTATTGTGCACGTAGAAGCCGTCGCTTAGGTAGTTCTCGAGGCCGTCGATCGATAGGTCGAACGTCTCCTCCATGCCTACCGCCGTCACGCTCTCTATACGTGCCCACCCCAGGGGGCTGTCGCTCAGCTTAAGTAGATAAGCATCGCCTAATTTAGCCCCTATACAATGCAGCACCTCACGCCCTACGGAGTCCCGCACGTTGCCCGGACGTAGTTGAATATGGTGACGTGTCCACGCCGTATGCGTACTTAGCCCGTACTTGTTTTTAAGGTATGCGCGCAGTGCCAGGTAGGAGACAGGAATGCGATCATACTCTGCGCGTAGTCGCTGTACCTTCTGCGCAGCCAGTAACACCGAGGCGACAGCCGCCTCCTTTGCGTATATGCCAACCTTCGCGGCGAATAGCTGTACGTCCGATCCGGTTCGAATAGAAAGCGTGTACGCACCAAGGGCAGAAGGCGTCGATGGCTTCTTCTGCTGGCTTATACAGCTGCGAATCGTAAAGCGTAGAAGAAGGTGCTGCACGTCTACAAGTAGCCCGCGTGAGTTAGAGCAGTACCCTATTTCAAACTGCCCCTTGTTGCTTATGGACGCCCAGCCATCCGTTGCATAGAGGGCATTTAGAAAGTTACTAATCTGTAAGGCGTCCCCCTGAAAGAAGGCAGCAGGTACGCGCTTGTTACTGTGAATCTTTCCTAGTACGCCGAGCTCCAACAGACGCTTCTTGTAACCCTCCCTACCGCCCCCGAAGCCCTGCCTCTTTGTCTTTGAGTGGACCCAGTACTTTTTATTTCCGTCCTGCTCCTTGTAAAGCGGTATACCTAGTGCGCGTGCGCAGCGCCTGAAGTCCTCTAGTACCCGCGCGTCTCCGTTATGCAGGGCCGCCGCTCTGTATGTTTTTACGCTGCCATCACCGAGTAAGTACCCAACCAGCCTAAACTCTTCTACAGGGGCTGACGTTCCGGGGCCATGCGCGGCCACCCTGGGTACAGCGACAAAGTCACCCACATGCAGAGATTCTAGAGACTTCCAGCCTTCTTGCGTAAGCAGTGGTTGATTGCCTGTACACGTAAGCTCCGCGCCACCCTGTACACGTACTAAGAATACCGGGCGCAGCCCCTGCGCCACAGCCCCTGTAAGCGTAGCGGGTTCTACCCAGTTCGTAGCAGGATTAGCTGCCCAGACACTTTTGCCCACAAAATCCGCCAGGCGCGCGTACACGTCGCTAACAGACGCTACAGATCCATCTGCGAAGTACACTCGCGTATCCCCCACAACGCAGCGGTCCGCATTCAAGAAGGCGTATCGCATCGTGATCTTCGAGCGATTCACAAACTGTTTCTCGAAGATATTCTGCGACAGCATCGTCGTTGTAAACTGTCGAAGAAGCGGACTAGTTTCGATTGGCTCCTTGATACGGTCGTTGCTGAATACCTTTGTTTGTGTCGCCGAAGGACTCACATACAACGTACGGAGTGCTGTCGTCATCGCCGAATAACAGATAGCGCGGTTGCCGAGCAGGGTCGACTTTTCAACCTGACGCCCACAACACAAAAGGATTCTCCGCGCCTTCGTATCGTAGATCCTCGGAAGGTGTCGACGACCCTCGAAAGAAAAGTTTCCATACCCAGTGCCGTCCTCCAAGGGCATCATGAAGGCACGCACGGTAAAGCGAGAAGGCCGCATCTGCGGAATGTGCAAGTTGGCTTCTTGTGGCTTTGTCACCACCATGAACTGGTCGAGCGGCTGCTCTTCTGGCACCCAAAATTTGTCATCCTGATAGGTATCGTCAGTATCTGGGTCTGCCCAGAACTGGTCGTCACCACAACCAGATACGAGCTGCAAGTCTTTCTGTGGGTCTTTATAGAATTCATCTACATTGAAATCAAAGCTCATGACAGACTCTCAAGAAACCGAAGATCCTACAGAAGCTCTCGCTGGAATCTGGCGCTGGCTTTCCAGTGCAGGCAGCCACTTTTCCGGCGCTTGGACCCTCAATGTGGATGAAAAAAAGAGGGAGCACCGTGCAGCCCTCCTGTGCACAGAAATACTTCCGCAGCTACATAAGCCAATCAAGGGCATCATCCGTGACTCCGCACTCGAACTTGGCTGGCGTGCGAAGTACATTCGCTTCCAGAAGGACCGCGTAGAGTTTGTTCTCAAACCTTACCCACTAGAGGCCCGTTTGCGTGAACAAGCTCGGAGTGAAGAGTTTCGTCAAGCTGCTCGTAAAAAGCGCGCAGGAACGCCCCTACATCGAGCATGTGCGCAAATCCCTGAGCCTTGAACCACCAGCTCGCGACTTCCGGGGTGTACTTCGCCATCAAACGCGGAGGGCCTGCATTGAAGTACTTCTGCGCCTCGTTGCTCATGCTGTTTGCAAAATCGTTCAACCACCACGGTGCAATCTGGCTTTCCGACCAGTTCTTTCGCACCGCACTCGAGACATAAAAATGAATCACGATGTCCTGGTCAGACAGTGTGTGTTCTGCACGGAAGTAACGCATCTCCACAGGATCAAACGTGAGCGGCCTTGGAACATCCATGGGGCCTGCACCTTGAAAGGCCTGTGGCATGTTCTCTGGGGACATGTCTGCGACCTGTACATAGCGTTCACTTTGCATCGACTTTTTCTCCTTCAACTTCAACGTCAATGACACTGTCCATGAACTTTCCTGCCGTCAGCTGGTGTACGGACTTCATAGGGGTGTCGTCTGTTTCTAACGTGAGCAAACTCTTTCGAAGCACCGCATCTCCGTCCCCGCGTTCTCGTAACAATGCGTCCATAGTAGCGGCCACAGTTGCAAAGTCACGCGCATTCGCTCCGTCCTTTGGGCCCGCACGTTGTGAGTACTCCACAGCAGCTGCGATAGCTGACGTTCTAGCGGCTTCTGCGAGCACTGTGTAGTCTACACGGCTGGGTATCAGGCCATAACGGAGTTGTAAGCGTACTAGCGTAGTAGGTGGGTGCACGGAGTTCGCTGCCAAATAACGGGGGTCTAAGTACATGGCCTGCTTCATAGCCTTGTGCCGAACCAACGCCTCTTTATCGTCAGTATCAAGCGCCATGTCATCGACGCGTACCTGCAAAAGCGCCCGAAGTTCTGTCGGATCTACGAGCTTCAAGTTGAGAAAGAAGTGCGCGTAGTACTTGATGGATTGCTCTGTTACATGAAAGCCAAAAAGACGAAGGCGCTGAATGATCTGTCCACGCGTCTCTGACGCGATCAATGCCGACTCTACGATTTCCTTTGCGCGGGGTTGCTGCAATATCAACAGCGCAATGTTCACATGCTTGTCTCGAAAGAACAGGCGATGCACCCTGTGTTCCTGAAGAAACTTGTAAGATTCCAGATCGGATTCCTGCGTAGGATAAAACGGAATGGGCGGTTTCAGCGTCAAACGAAGCCGCTTCAAGTACAAGCGACCCGGGTAGTCCAAATGCAACAAACGGAGTGTACGTGTGACGTCATCGTCAGAGAGTTTCTCTGGCAACAACATCAGGTATTTGATGTAGTATTCCGCGGGGCTTCTACGAATCATGCAGACAGCATACCGCGTTTACAATCACGAGCCCTGGAAACCTAAAATCTTCAAGCCCTCGATGACTTCTTCGGTCGAACGTACGGCGCGCTCTACTGCCGTTTGTGGAACGTTAGAGAGCCCAACACGCACTCCGAATAGAAGCTCGCACAGCTTCTCCTGCACGTCTTCCAGGTCAGGAAGATAGGAAACGAAGGTCATAATGTTCTCAGGATTGATAAACCCAAGACTGAGAACAGTGTCCACCGTTTGTGGGTCCGGAAAGCTAGCAGCTTCCTTTACCAAGAGCGGCTGCTTGAACTTACCAACGGTCTCGATGACACCCGCCGCTTTTTCGAAGGCCTTCTTGAACAAGTCCTTCTTGTGTTCAATCACACGCGCAACCTTCACAGTGGCGGGCCGACGAAGGGCCACCGCCTCCGCAAGTTTCTGCGCGCCATAGCGCATGTTCACGCCCAGACCCGCAAGAAGAAACATCGCATCGTCCACACCGAGGAATCCCTTGTGTTCTGCGGCCATCTTCAACAGAGGAACGCCGTCCATCGAAAAAGAAATGCCATCCGAGATGACATTGACATGCGAAAGCTTTTCTTCTGGATGAAGACTCTCAGCTTCTTCATTGTTCACGAGAACCACCGAAGTCGCACCATCGAGCGGCAGCCACTTCCACGTGGAAGGGATAAGCACCTTGGTGTCGTCTACGGACAACATGTCCACCAGCTTGTCTTGGACAGAAACCTGGATGGGGAAGCCGCCGAAGGCGACGCCGTTATACGTGCGCGGTTGGTTACCGATAGCAACCGACGCCTGTAGCTCCATAGGCATTGTGGCTCGAATGCCAGAACCACCCACAACAAAGAAGAGGCCGTGTTGTGAGATGGGGCTTGAGGGAAGGTCTATGTTGCCCGCAGGCACACCGTAGATTTCGCTCTGCACCGCGTACACACTGCCGTTGGTGAAAAGAGAAAGGTGCACCTCAGAGCCGTGCATGTCCATCAGTGCAGGAATCACGTACCCCACGTGTTGCTGTCCAGAGGTGTCGGTCACTCTGTAGGCACCCGGAGAAGTAATCAATGCAGGCGTTGTCACCGCTTCATCTTCTGCATACTTCTGAAGGCCAGAAGCCATTGTGCAACAACCTGTGAGGTCCGCCTCGAGAGCAGCCTTCGCGCCGTACTTGTGCACAACGACGCCGCGATCCACGATTTCTTCCTTCGGCTCCCAATACCGATGGCTGGCGGTCTTCACCCGATACCCCACGGGTGCCTTCTGAATCTGCACAACGTCTGGCACCAACCAGTTCTCCCACTCGGCATGCTTGGTCATGTCCTGGCTACCCAACACCATCGACACAGCCTCAGAAAAATGTGGGGAGCCCAGCGAGGGTCGGGAAAGAATCGCGCTCGCTTCTTTGTTCACTTCGTCCGCCAGTCGACGACGGTCATCTTCATCCAACGTTGGAAGAATTGCGGATAGGATAGAGGCATTCTTCGCCGAACCCACTTTACCAATGCCCATGCCACCCGCGGCATTCATGGCAATGCCGCCTCCGCCGAACCCGAAGTTTTGACGGTACGGGGGGTAAAGCTGCCCAATCATGGACTGGTCGCCCGGTGTACGGCTGGTGACGTCGAAGGCCTGCGGTCGGAAGAGGGCTTGGCGAAGTCGGTTCTCCGTGAGGGGTACCACCGCGCCGGTATCATTGATAAGTAGGTCGAACGGCGAGAGCTTCTTCTCGCGAACAATGAACGGGATACGAACAGTTCGAATACCGGCGGCATCTAACTGATCCTGCGGAGTTTCTTGTGGCGCTTCAGATTGGTTCTGAATCTCCACATGCCCAAGACCGTAACCGCGCTCCGCGTTCGCTCGCTCCATCTGCACATGCGGTTGGTAGTCCGTGATGTACGGGACTTGTTTGTACAGTTCCTGAAGTATCTGTTGCGGCCACTGATTTGGGTCGTCCGGGAGGTCGACTTCGCCAGCCGTCTTCTCGGTGAAAAACATGTCGGGCGTGTAGAAGAGCGGTTCGTTCATGGTGCCTTGATTATTGCACTGAGTGCAGTTTGAACAGAAGGAACGGAGCTTAGAAGCAGGACTCCGTACACGTGTTGGGTGGGTAGTATGACATTGCTTCCATCAACAAGCCCACCCGCGAATTGGGCGGCGAGCTCACCGCCCACGGTTCCCAGAGGACCATCGAAGTCTATAAAGAAGGCGGGCCCCGCATTGATACTTTCCGTAAGACTTGCCGCCTCTCGGAGTGCCGGTAGCTTCACGTTTGTAGCGTCTGATACCGCTTGTTGAAGGGCACCTAATTGCGCGCCTAGTGTCGCAGCAAGCGCCGTCATCGCACTGAGCTGCGTACTGTATTGTGCGCTGGCTGCCAAGTTCTCCGAGGGGAAAGCAGTGGCCTCCGCGAGCGCCTGCGCAAGTGCCGTTTGAATCCCCGAAAGACTTGCCAGAACAGAGCGGATTCCCGCCGTAGGGTCTCCCACAGAAACGGTCAGATTCGCCGACGCACTGAGCGCCGCATTGAGCTGCGCACTCAAATCCGCCTGAAAGGGCCCAAGGCCAGAAGCGACCAGCGCATCCATCTGTGCGCCCATGGGAACAAGGAATCCGACGCCGGCAGCAAGTCCGACGTTGAAGGCTCCGAGCGTCCCACTTTTTACGGTATCTATCGGCATGTTACCCCGCCGCCGGAACAAGAACAGTTGGAGACCCGTTGACAACGAAGCCTGTCAGCGTGGCGCCTGCCGTGATGAACCCCGTGATGGGGCCGCTGGAATCTGTACCCGTGAATGCGAGCGGGGCAGAAATGACGACGTTCACCGCGGACCCCACTGTAGCCACCGGCGAGTCGCCGCCATTGATGGTCGTTGCTCCGTTCGCCGCCGTAATCTGAACGCCATTCCCACCTTGGACACGGGCAAGGCCGCCTGCCACCATCTGCATATTGTTGTCAGCAGAGAAATCAAGATCGCTTACATGGATACGGAGCTTCTTCTTTACGCGGACATTGATGCTTCCTTCCGCACGAAGAAAGCCGCCGCCGCCAGTATCAAAGAACATGCGAATCGTAGAATTGTTTGTGGCGTCGGAATTCGGCGCCCCGGACTCCGTAACGAATCCTCCAGGAGAAATCACAAACTCCGCGCAGATTTCGTTGGAACCAGTCCCGATATCAAGCCCAGAATTGACGCTGTCCTCCCCGTTTGCTGGCTCCGTCACAGGCTGATGCACCTTGCCAACGGTGACACGTATATCTGACGGGTCGTCGTTCACATACATGCGGAATGTCTGAATGAACGCTGCCTCTGGGTCTTGATCCGTGTAGCTGCTAGATAGGCCCCAATTGATAGAGCCCGCCATGTTGTGGTGTTCGTAGCTTTGGCTGATGTCCATCACAATGTTCCCGAGGGGGATGTAGATTCGCTGCGCGAGTTCTGTAGCACCCACCTGCAGAACACCGCCTCGATGAAGGACCACGAAGTTGCCATCGCGCCCACGCATCACAATGTCGCCCGGTTTTCCACGCGCTCGCCCACCAGAGAACACAGCGCCCTGACTCGCACCCGCGGATGCTGTCGCATTCTGCGTGGCGGTCTGTGTAGCTGCCGTTGCCGCATTCGCACCCGCCGGATCTTCAGGGGTCTCCATTGGCATGACAAAGGCCATGATGAAAGGAGGCGGGCCGTCGCTCGGAATACACACGTAGCACTTCGAGTTCACTTCCGGCATCACGTAGATGCCCTCGCCGCGGTTCGGGTGCATGTAGGGGCTGCCTACTTGGATGTTTGGGAAGTACCGCTGATCGTATTGAGAGCGCGCGTCCACCGTCCACTTCACAAGGTTGTAATCAATAACACGAGCCTCGTGCACATACGCCGCGGTGCCGCCTTGCGGGTGCATGAAGGATGTCCGCATGCTTTTGTGTTCAAGCGGAGAATCCGTGAGCGTTCGGGGTTGCGTGATGTATCGGGCCATCAGTAGTGGTGTGGCGGAACTCCTTTGAGTTCCGGGTGGATGTTGGTGTGCTGTTCGTTCATACCGAACTCGGCCCCGTAGGCTATGCCCGGAATCGGATTTGTACCGTGAAGATCCGAGACAGCACCAAGAGCAGCGCTGTCCTGCAGGCTCTCACGAAGACGAATGTGATTCAATTGTGCCATCCAGTCTTCCTGGACTTCAAGAGGCATGATGTCAATGCCCTTCAGGACAGGCGTGTGCTGAATGGGCTGCATACCTTGCGCGATAAGCGCCTTGTTCGCAGCCATGACGCCAGCGCGTGATGTGAACTGTCCCTTGATCAATGTGTCATGGTCTCCAGAGTCCACAACGCGTGTAAGGTCGCCCATCGCACGAACAACAGTTTCTGTGTTCTGTCGACGAACACCCTCACGGCCATAGATATCGTGAAGTTCTGTGACCATCTGGTTTTGCACTTCATTCATGTTACCCGTCACGCGGTACAAGTCTCGCAGATTGATGTTCGTACGCGAGGGGTCCGTGAGTGATTGTCCTGCCCTGACCTTCATTCCAACCTGAATACCTGACCACTTCTGACCGCCCGGGGCCGACACGGCGTCCGTACCACTAAGCGGCTTGAACAGCGGATTCCCATACGGGTCGTTTGGAATGTGGTGCGCCACACCGCCAATATACGCGACGTGCCCCGTGGGGTCTTCTTCAATCTTATCAATCACCCCATCCTTCTCGGCCAAACGGGCAGCATTCGGAATTTTCTCAGGCAAGTACGTGAGTTGCTGGACACGGATAAAGTCGTTGACCATGTCCGGACCCTTTGTGGCCAGACCCCCGGTGTGAAAGGCTTTAAGCGTGAGCTGCGTAGCGCGTTCTCCAAGAGCCTGCGTCGCAAGAATCCCTACATTTGTACCCAGATCATAATGCTGTCCGCCTGGTCCAATACCCACGCACTTCTGGCAGATACCCCCGGTGTGCTCGCACTTCAAGGGAGACCGTACAAGAAGCGTGGCTCCCTTGTCTGCCGCCTTGATTGCCGATGCGACCTGCGGTGTAATGACCGTGCCTTTTTCGTAGGTCACACCACCCACGGTATGGTCTTGAGCAAGCGTTCTGTCAAAGACATCCTGCGAAGAAACCGGCAGATGAATACCTTGCTCTGTTCCGCAGTCATGCTTTGTCACCACGAGGCCCATCGTTGTGTTCATCAAACGTTTGGTGAACACACCCGGCTCCTGCACCTCCTGCACCTTCAACACAGAACCGCGACGAGCAGCAGACATCTGACTCCAGTACGAACCCAGGTCAAGCCCTTCGGCATAACTCTTGGTGATGGGGCGAGGGATAATCTTGTTCGCGCTATCCACCATTAGCATCGGAGCCAAGCGAAGCTGCCGATACTGCATCGGGCCTGGCTTCACACCGGCTTGCTGCATGATAAACAAGTTGTTCGGCTTGGCCGTCATCTTGTCCTCATGCTCCTTCGTCATCTTGTCTGTTGCTGCAAACCAAGTCGCGTTCGACTGACGCTCCTTCTCCTTATCGTTCAGGTCTGTGCGCGCATGGATTGCGTCCACCGTTTTCTGGGCAGCACGCACAATGGGGTCACGCACAGCCTTGTCCGCGGTGAAATCTGACAGACTCAATGAGTGCGTCCCCATCGGCAAGAATTGCACATGCTCCTTCGGGTTCTCCCCGTCTCTTTGTACGGATGCGGCCGTACCGGCCGTCTGCGGATTCTGCAATTTGATTGCGCCGAAAGACGTGTCATACCCGAGACGCATCAACTTAGAAGCAGTGTCGGCAAAGTCACTCGTGTGGTCCTTCGCCACCGTAGTGTACATCTTGTTGACGCCCTTCTTATCCAAACGAAGGTCGAGGTTATGCAAAACTTCTGTGTGCATTGCTTCTGGTAATGCGGTCGTCAACATCACACGACCCGCAGTTGTTGTTTTGCCGCCTACCTGTGCCTTATCCGTCATCTTCAACTGACCTGACTGTACCGCTTTCAGCAGGTCAGCGTGCGTGTCGAAGGACTTTCCACTGTCACCGGTGACTCGAGACAGTTTGAACAGGCCAAGACTCGACTCCAATGAAGGTTGGTAGATGACCTTTCCACTTGCCTCATTGTAGATATTCGCCGAGGGCACCATCTTCTTGGCTTCTTCAACAGCATCCTTCCCGATGGGAACGTACACAGCCATTGCGTCGCCGTCGAAGTCGGCACCAAAACCACCCGTGACCAACGGATGTATCTGTATCGCCTTTCCTGCTACACGCTGCGCATAGAACGCTTGCACGCTGTGTTTATGCAGGGAAGGATCACGCTTTAGGAGGACTGGTCGCTCCTGCATCACTTTATCCAAAGCCCTGTAGACTTGCGCGCTCGGTTTGCCGGGCTGCGCCAAGATCGCCTGTGCATCCCGCGGAGAGAGTGCAGCACCGCTGTCCACCATCTTCTTAATGACGAAGGGACGGAATAGATCGAGTGCCTTCTTCTCAGGAAGGCCTACGTTATCCAAGCCGAGTCCGGGCTCTGGGGTGATAGTTCCCCGCATAGTCATGTCCTGCCGGCGGGAGAGGAGTGTACCCTGGAAGTACCCATTCTTTGGATCTGGTCCAGCAATTTGTACAAGCAGTCCCTTGGGGTTCTTTCCGAGGTCTTTCCAATTCTCCCCGAGGCCCATAACCGCTTTGGCAGCATCGTACAAGTCTGTGCGTGCCTGCTTCTTTCTTTGGTCGCCGCCGTACTGAAAGTTCGGATGCTTCATGGCATCAGTAATGTCGCCGATACGCGAGTACAACTCATTGATGTCGTTCTTGCTGACATCTCCGCTGGGTAGAAACGTCGCTGGGCGCATAACGGGCGGCATGACCGGAAGGTTGTCGAGCACGTAGGCATCCCGAGGCTGCATCCCCAATTTGTCCAGGGCGCCGAGAAAGCGCACCTTCTTCGACAGCGTGTCAACCTTCAATGTTCCCGTTCTGTGTGCGACATCCTCGGGAACCTTGTACTTATCCAACGCGGACTTCGCATCTTCGAGTTCCTTCTTCACATCAATTTTACTGAGAAGGTGCGCGATGCCTGCACCGCCAGCGAGGGAATTCTCGGTTCCCAGAGGAACCACCTCTCCAGTCTCCTTATGGATAGCGGACTCGCCATTGACAACAGCATTGTAGTCTTTCTGCTTTAGTCCCGTGACGCTCTGAATGGCGTTCTCGAACACCGGATTGGGTACGGGTTCGGGAAGGCCTATGTGCGTCCACTTCTTTCCCCCGTGACCGCCCGTCAACTTCGGATCGAACAAACCCCCGCGCCGAACCGCAGGTTCCCCGTTTGCATCGGCCTTCGAGTACACAACACTCACAGGGTCTGGAAGTTCTCCGGCAGACATTTTTAGAATCTGCTGATTTGTAAGCGGGGTGAGTTGAAGTTGATGCCCCTTCTTCTGCGTGTCGATGCCGGCACCTCGAAGCATGTCCTCGAACTTCTGAAAGGCAAATGTCTTCTTTGGCGGCGGCGGAACTTCACCGTTTTGAATCGCGTTCCACACCTCGTGGTGCAACGAGTTCCAGCGCTCTTTGGGGTCAGCGGATTCCGACTTCCACGTTTGCATTTCACGTATGTTCGCCTTCGCGCCGTGGGCTAACATCGAGTACATTCCCAGGTTTCCCATCGACTGCGCGCCCGTTTTCCCCCCGCTGGCAGGAATCAGCGTATCGGCATCGTGGTACTCCTTCTCCGCACCTGGAAGGTCCATACCGGAACGAACAGAGACCTTCTTGTCGATCTGAAAATTGAGCTTGAGGATTTGCTGGTGACCCACAAGTGCCGGGCCCAGTTCTTTTCCGCTCAGGGGGTCGTGAAGAACTTCAGTGTCTGAGATGCCATGCTCTTTGAGCTCGTTCTGTACCTTCTCCAGTGCATCGACGCCGTGCTCAAAATTGTTCACGATGTAAGGTTTGCCGGTCTTGAGCGCAATCTTCGAGGCGGCGGTTTCCAACACCTGCCCCATGTTCATGCGGCCGGGGATGCCCGAAGGATTGAGCGCTATTTCGATGGGCTCCTTCTCTCCGTTCTCGTTGATCGTGTGTGGCATCTCATGGTCGGGGATCACAGCAGTTATAATGCCTTTGTTGCCGTACCTACCTGCAATTTTGTCACCCACCTGCATCGGTTCGACGGTCCTTACATGCACCGTCACGGCGCCGTTATCGTCACGATGGACGCCCACAACCTCGCCAGGATGGTCTCCCTTCCAAGAAACACTCAGATCACTCTGTTGTGTGCTCAGACTCTTTCGAATCTTTGAAAGAGACAACGAGCCCTTTGAATCGTAAGGCTTCGTCGCCACAACGAGCGGGTCACCCGGCTGCACAATCTGTCCTGTGCGAACAATGCCGTCGTCGCCGAGTTTGGAAAGCTGCTCTTTGTCATACGCACTTGGATGATAGCGCTTGTACGCGCTTAGGCCCGTGATGGCGTCAGGATCGATGCGTGTAGACGGCTTATACAGGTGCTCGCTCGACATCTTCTTTGCGCCGGTTTCACTGATAACGACGCCGTCTTCGAAGTTGTACCCCTTCATCGGAATGTACCCGACGCGAAGATTCTTCCCGAGGGCAAGTTGCCCACCCCTGGTGAAGTTGTTGTCCGCCAAAAGCTGCCCACTCGTCACGGTGTCCCCCGGCTTCACAACGGGAGTGCTGTGAAGAACGGCCTTGGCATCATTGAGCGGGTAGTTGTTGTAGATACCAACCTTTGTATCCTTCCCGTCGCTCCCCGTAACAATGATGTGGTTAGGCGTAACCGCCTTGACAGTTCCACCTACCGGCGATATGTGTGCAGATTGTTGACCGACCAAGTCCTCAAACGTCTTGGCGCCCCCTTGGCGACCGGTGCCGACTTGAACCAGCGGGGCTTCTCGGTCGCGAAGGCTGATTGCTTGCTCGATATGGTGCGTGGCATAGCTCGCTCGGTTGCCAGAATTGTTACCCAGAAATGGAATCAGATTCGATGTCAGGCTGAAAAGCTGGCTGGGGTGCCGGAGCACGTAGTCGGCGTCCTTGAACGAGGAATCCGCAATCTCATTGCCCTTCTGAGACACAGCCACTTTGTCTGCAACAGGCACCGGACCGTTTTTTCCCCACCGCACTTGATCGGGCATGACCACCTTCGCACTGTGAAACGTGAGAGGGTCTATGGACTCCATCTTCTGTGTTCTGAGATTATACGCCGGAATCATCGGCGTATTCCCGGACTTCGATACGGCAAGTGGAAGGTGTGAGGTTACACCGGTCTTGGATCCTTCCGGTGTATGTATTGGATCAAGAAAACCCACGTGACTCGGAGATATCAGCTTTGCGGGATCACTGACGCTATACTCGCTATTGATACCGCCCTTCCCCATGATTGTGGTTTGAAAGCTGGAAGCAATCATCTCCGCCGGGTTCACTTGATCCGCATGGCGCGACAATGAGTTGTTTGTGAATATGGCCGTGATCGGCTTCGTAAACATATCACCACGGACAACGTCACGAACACTCGTAGCGCTATTGATCTTGCGGGCTACTCTAAGCTGAATGGCCTTCTTCGTCTTCCAATCTGTGAGCTGCTCCTTTGCCACGTCTGCCAACGTATGTAGGTCTTTGAAAACGAGGCTGTCACGTTGGTCTTCCGGGATATCACCGCGCTGCACCCCAATCATCTTTGTGGTCACATCGTGCAGAAGGTCTCCGTTTATGTGCGTGTAGGGCTTTCCAAGCGTGACCTGCGTGGACTCCGGACGAACAGTTGCTCCGAGCATGGTGTCTACAAAGTGCTGCTGCGCCTCCTCCGGACTGGTGGGCGCGCGCTTCTTCGATGCCTTGAATAGGCTCTCGAGGGCAGTGCCCGCACCACGTACGTTTCGGTTCGCATTCAGAATCTCCTTGCCCCACGACTTCTCAAGGGTGTCGTCATCCACACCCAACTGCTTCATCAGCGGATAGACAGGGATAGTCTCTGAGGAACCCTTTTGCGCATGGAATATCTTCGTCTCGGGGTCGAAGGTAATGCTGTCGATACCTTTTTTACCTGCCGTCGCGAACTGCGTTTTCAGCTCTCCGTTTTCTTTCCTCTGCGTGTACACACCGGACTTCAGGCGCCACTGGTTATCCACCTGATATTCCTTGCCATTGACAAGGTAGCTGTACCTGGGTGTCATCTGTGGGATGTCCGCCAGTTTGATGGTCTTCCGGTCGATAACGTCGCCCGTCTCATTGTTCTTCAAAGCCACCGTGCCGAACACGGGCACGGTCCACGAACCCCCGGTCACCTTGGCTCGATGCTGCGCCTCTAAATCACCAGGATCGTGATCCTTCTCACGAACATCGAGCGACTCCAGATGGAGACTTTGTTTTGTTCCGGTGATAGGGAAGTGCGCTTGAAGACCCGATACAACGTTGGTCTTCAAATCGGCGAATGCCTGCTTTGGGTCCAGATAGGCCATGTCTGCATAGAGTACCGCGAGGGAGTTCTATGCAACAAGCGCATTCCTTTCAGGGATAACAACTATGGCAGGGAAGTTCAACCCACAGGAAGGAAGAGGACATGCCAGATGAGAACACGCTCGCGAAAGCAGTATCCGATTTGTACATGACATTTGACGAGGAAGTACCAGAAACGAAGCCCTCCGAGAAGGAGGAGAAAAAAGAGGAAGAATGTTCTGGACAGCCTTCATCGTAGGCATCTTACAAGGTGTCGCGTGGTGGATCGTAGACCAAATGAAAAAGGCGACGCATGGCAATAAGCAACCGGCTTGATGCCGTTCCGGGGACACGCCTAGTCCTGAACCCATACGGGCACATAGGCAAGCGCTTCCCAGACCCAGAGAACAGCTGCCGTGTGTGGGCTGTTTTCAACGAGTTTCTGCCTAACGAGGACTCGCCTCTCATACGACTGCGCGCTGTAGATCAAAAAGGCTTTGTCACGTTTATCAACGAGATGGATTGTGACCTTCTCCGCGGAACAGCAAGGCCACGACAGCTACATGCACGCACGGAACTTCAGTACCCAGAAATTGGGTGCCACCGAGATGGCTGGCGTGGGATGTACGTCACTGAGCGAGACCTTGAGGACGATCTACATATCCGAGAGCTAGAACTACGCGCCCAGTACGGCTGGTACATCCTCCTCGCAGACCCGCGAGAGAGCCGCGTGCTGGAGCTCGATCGCTATGTCTACTCAGAAGGACATAGCACATACCGACTCGAATACATGTTGAACGACTTCTACCCTGGCACCTATGAGGGGCCGGACCAACGAGTCGACACCGTTAGTAACCGATGGTCATTCATTCAAAAGGAGGAAGTAGATTGGGAACAATTGCCTTGGAGCCAATGCCGAAGCTAGTAAAGGAGAGCGTCGTTCGACGCATCTTTGATGCGAGCAAAGAACAGCGGGTCTATACCTGTCAGCTCTGTTCTGAGGACTTACAGCCGCACAGCATGCTAACGCTGGCTCGGTTTGCACAACTTGACCTTCAGAACGGACGCCTGACTGCACACGACATCCTCGATAGTAAGGGCAAGTATATGTGGTGGCCGTATTGGTTCCACGAAGGCTGCATGGAAGACATATTAGTCTGTCTACATGAAGCGTTCACAAATGATCCAGCCAGGATTTACAGTACTTACGTTTGTGAGTGCGCCACGTGTAAATCGCATATCCGGCATGGAGAGTTTGCCGCAGTATTCATGGACGGAGAACTCACGCTATCCGACCGATGTCCTGACGGACAGTGGTCCCTTGAATTCGATTCCATCGGAGGAAACGACATTCCCTATTTCATCTGCATGGAGTGCATGGAATACGCCTCCAAAAACATCCTAGATAACACGTGGGAAGACCTGCATAACGGATTGGAGAAACACTAATGGATCGGTTTGAATCTCTTTTTGTGGCCTGCATGTCTACACCACTCGCTATCGGGCCCAACGCACCTTTCGAGAAGGGAAAGGATG